CCTACGAAGACAAGGCTGAAGCCGAAGACCTTGCCGCCCGCAAGCAGCTGCTTGACGCAGCCGAGCAGGACGGTCGCATTGATGCGACTACCCGCCCCATCTACGAAAACCTTTTGGCCAATGACCGCGAGAACGGCGAAAAGGCCCTGGCCCAACTGCCGGTAAAGCGCCGTGTGATGGAAGACCTGCATCTGGAACCGAATGGTGAAGAAAGCCCCTGGAACAGGCGTATGCGAGAAATTAAGGACAAACGTAAAAAGTGATTGAACTATGGCAATAATTGTAAGAAACACGAATTACAGCGGCGAGGTACTGGAACAGTTGCTGACGCTTGCCGCTACGAGCAATGAGATTGTGGAAAAGGGGCTGATCATGGTGATTCCCGGTGTGGAGAAGAAAATCAGCCTGCCGCGCCTGAAGACCGGCAAGATGCTCCAGAAGCGCAAGGAGAACCCCGGCGTGGAGGATTCGAAGGGCAACTTCAACTACGACGAAAAGAGTCTTGACCCGGTGGACTTCATGGCCTTTACGGTGTTTAACCCCCGCACGTTCGAGAACATCTGGCGCAAATGGCAGCCGAAGGGCAACCTGGTATTCTCGGAACTTCCGCCCGAAGCGCAGAACGCCCTGCTTGCCGAGTTGGCCAAGCGGGTACAGTTTGAACTGGGTGACCACTATGTGAACGGTGAATATGGGGATGATGACGACCACTTGTTTAACGGCATCCTGACCCAGATGGCCAAGGATACTGAGGTGATTGTGGTGGACAGCGCAGAATCGACCATGCTGGGCAGACTGAAAGCCATGCGTGCGAAGATTCCCGTGGCCATCCGCAACAACCCGGACCTCCGCATTCTGATGAGCGTGAACGACTTTGACAAGTATGATGACGAGCTGACCCAGCGCGAGTCCAAGAACACGAGCGAAACCGATGTGAATGCCCGTCGCTACAAGGGCATTACCATTGAGACGCTTGCGGCCTGGCCCGATGATCTGATTGTGTGCACCCTCTGTTCGCCCGATGCCGGCGGCAACCTGTTTGCGGCTGTGAACCTGCAGGACGATGAAGACGTGATTCAGATTGACAAGATCTCGAACGCGAGCGAACTGTACTTCTTCAAGATGCTGATGAAGGCTGACACGAACATTGCCTTCGGTGAAGAAGTGGTGGTGCTGGACAAGCGAAGCAACCCCGTGTTCAAGGCGAGCGAGAAGAAGATTTCAGTTGACCCTGCCAGTGTGACCCTTGAGGCAACCGGTGGCAGTGAAGAAGTGACCGTGACCGCCAGCGGAGAATATGAGATAGGCAGTGCCCCTGCCGGCTTCAAGGTGGAAGCGACGGATAAAGGCGTGAAGATTTCGGCCGGTGCAAACAGTGGCAGTCAGAAAACCGGTACACTGACCCTTACGCTCAATGCCGACCGCAGCAAGACGGCCAAGATTACCATTACCCAAAACCAGAAAGGATAAGATGGTATGGCAAAATTGAAGTATCTGGTAATTCACTGTACGGCAACCCCGGAGGGGCGTGAGGTATCATCGGCGGACATCCGGAAGTGGCACACTTCGCCCGTAAGCCAGGGTGGCAGAGGTTGGAAACAGGTGGGCTACACCGACCTGTTCCACCTGCAGGGCGGTGTGGAACGCTTGGTGAACAACAACGAGGATGCGCAGGTAGATCCCTGGGAAGTGACCAACGGAGCCAAGGGGTACAACAGCGTGAGCCGCCACATTGTGTATGCCGGCGGTGTGGCCAAGGACGGCAAGACCCCGAAGGACACCCGCACCGGCTGCCAGAAAAAGGCACTGGAGAAGTATGTGAAGGACTTCCATCGCAGATTCCCGGATGTGCGCATTGTGGGACACAACGAGCTGGCGGCCAAAGCCTGCCCCAGTTTCGATGTACAGAAATGGCTGAAAGAAATAGGTATTAACCAATAATAAAAGAAGCAATCAATGAAACGAATTATGCTGTTTATGATGCTGATGCTGGGAACAGTATCGGCTGTGATGGCCCAAGGGGCCGATGTTCCGGCAACGGACTATGACGCAATGATTGGCACCTTTGCCGGTTTCGTCGGCGGTGTGGTGGTGCTTACTGAAGGGTTGAAAGGTTTGTTCCCTAACATGAAAGGCTGGGTGACGCAGCTGGTGAGCTGGTGTGTGGGCTTGGTGTGCGCGATGCTACTGTGGTGGCTTGATGCCGGATTTGTGAGTGATGTGAGCTGGGACATTGCCTTGCTCTATGGTTTTGGTGCCTCACTTGTAGCCAATGGGGTAGCCGACACGGGACTGGTGCAATGGGTTATCGGACTATTCCGAAAGAAACGCGAGGAAGCAGAATAAAAGGTTGACTGACAAAAAAACGGGTGGTATGGACTTTAGCGAGATCATGAACATTATTCTTAGCGGCGGCCTTGTGGGCACTGCAGCAGCCATCGGTTCCCTGCGTGCTACGGTGAGGAAAGCGAAAGCGGAAGCGATGAAAGCCGAAGCCGACGCAGAGGGTGTGCGTGTGGATAACGCAGAACATGCCACCCGCGTTTTGGTGAGCAATATTGTGGTACCCTTAAAAGAAGAACTGAATGCAACAAGAAAAGACCTGCAGGCCAACAAGCGCGAAATGGCGCGACTGCGCAAGGCCATTGACACTGCCAACAGTTGCCGCCATCATGATGACTGTCCTGTGCTTGGCGGGCTGCGCAAGCAGCAGGAAGAGCACGACGGTGGAGAAGATACAGACGGAATCGGCAAGCACCGACAGCGCGAGCGGAAGCCGACGGGCGGGACTGGTGATGGCGGGTATACCGGCGAGTTCGGTGAAGCTGTCTATACCTGCGGACAGCCTCCGTAAACTTCCTGAAGGTGCCGTGTACCGTGGCAAGAGCGGACAGGCGAATCTGACCGTAGGCAGCGACGACAGCGGGAACATCGTGGCCGAAGCCTCGTGTGACAGTCTGCAGCAGCTGGTGCTATGGTATGAAGAAGAGCTGGCGCGTATCCGTAGCGAAACCAAGAGCGAAATTTCAAATGACGTTCAAACGGTAGAAAAACGCCCTCCGAACCGGATGCGGACGTTTATCACAGGTGTATTGGCCGGCTTGCTTGTCGGTATGTTATTAACAATGAAACTGAAAAAAAGATGAACAAGAATTTCATGTACGGCATAGGAGCCGTAAAGTATAAGGATTTCACAATCGGGTATATTGAAAAGAACTCGTTTGACCTGGGCGGCAAGAAACCCGAGGCCGCGAAGATCGAGGCCGAACAGGTGCAGGGTGCCCCGGTGCTGGTCATCCCACAGAGTAACGGCGGCATCGCCCCGACGTTCAATGTGATCCAGATGAACTATTCGAACCTGCACAAACTGCTTGGCGGCAGCCTGCATTATAAGAAAGAAGACTCGGAAAAGAAAACTCCGATCGGCTGGACAGCCCCGTCGGAGGTGCTTGTCATGCAGGGACCATGGGAACTCTCCCTCGTGTCCGGACAGAGCGTACTGATTCCCAACGCCACGCTGCTTTCCAATCCTGCAGGCAAGCTGACCCTTACAGAAACCTCCAAGATAGAGGTTACGCTCGAAGTGGCGATGCCGGAGGACGGTTCGCAGCCTTACGGCGTGTTCGATACGGAAGCAATACCGGACGAGTGGGGGCAGTACAAGCTGCCGCCGGCGGAAGCCGCGGCTGCAGCATCGCTCCAAAGTGAGGAGGGCTAACGTATGGCTGACCGGCTGGAACAACTGATAGAGATGGAGTGTGCGGATGCGCTGCTGGACAGCGGCGTGTCCGTTCCTCTTAAAAGGTGGAAGCTTCCGTGGCTGAAACGCCCGGTGGAGGTGCGTGTGACGATGAAGCGTCCGAGGCTGTGGGGTCAGATTCTGCTGGCGAGGGAATACCTGAAGATGGGCGTTGCGCCCGGGTGGCAAGCAAAGGACAAGGTCGAGGAACTGGCCTTTGTAGCGGAACATGGTAAGGCTGTGAGCCGTCTGCTGGCCTATACGGTATGCCGGGGATACGTGTCGCGGCACGTGGGCATCGGGGTGACAGCGTGGGTACTGCGGAACTTTGTGGAGTGGCGTTATCTGACGGCCATGTTCCAAACATTCGAGCGTCTGATGGGCACGAAGGATTTTATGCGTATTATCAGCTCGACAGCGCGGGCGAACCCGATGACTCCGAGACTGAGCCAGGCAAGGA